AGACGACCTCCCATCAAGCCCCATAGAAGCCCCTTCTAAGGCCCTCCGAAGCCAAGAACAAGAACAAGAAACATATACACGCACCGAAAAGAACGAAAAACAGTCGGAACTTGCAGAAAATTTCGCGGGGCGTGAGTGTGAAAAACCAGTTTCTCTTAAAACTGAAGCCATTGAGGAAGAACTTCCGCTTGAAGAGCAGGAGGCAAGTGTTTCCAAAAAGGAAATAGTTGAACCGAAGCCAAAAAAGGAAGTCAAGACACAACGCCTCCAGAAACCTGAGGAATTGACTGACGAGTTTTGGCAGGACTTTTTGGCTTATCGAAAGCAAAAGAAGGCGCCGGTAACGGAAAGAGTGGTTTCGCTTCTTCGTAAGGAAGCTAAAACCGCCGGCTGGAAATTGGAAGAGGTCATCAATGAAATGATGGTCCGCAACTGGACAGGGTTCAAGGCCGATTGGGTTAAAGACGATTGGAAAGATCCAAATGCTCATTGGGTCTCAGCAGCTGAATACAACAAAGAACTTCCTCCCGTCACGTATTCAACCGGTGCCAAAAACAAGTTCGTAGAGAAGCTCCATGCAGGCATGAGAGCCTACGACATCAAAGACCTTCCCAACAATGAGGAGCAGAGATGATGTTTGCCGCTGCTGCCGTTGTTCGAGACGATCAGGGTAGAACGTTTTACGAGCATCCGGACGCATTTACGACTACCCAGTTGGTCTTTTTTCCACGCCTGACTGACAGCGAGCTAGCTCTCTATCAGGCTGATGCGATCTACGAGGATGAAATTGAGGTGTTGCCCAGAAGACGGCCACAAGTTCCGACGGTGCTGTTTTCGTTCTGTGATGAGCCTAATCACATTAAGGCCGAATTTCTCCGAGGCAAGACTGTTCTGATCGACTTTATCGATGTTGACGATACGCCCGAACTCAGAGAAACCGTCCGTCGTTGGATGCTCGAAATTCCCAAATCCCTACCTGCCGCCGTTGTCGTCTCGGTGATGTTCAAAAACAAACAACTGATTGCATGGAAATTTGACTATGAATCCAAAAAATACAAGCGTTTCGCCTGAGCTGGATGACTACTGGGGCGATCCGACGGGCGGAGCCGAGATAGAAACATCGCTCGCCGACTACGAGAGCAGGGCGTACAAGTCTCCTGAGTTTTTTATCAACAAGGACGTTCTTGAGTTTAAGAACGACTTCCAGAACTATCTGGACGCGAAGAAGACTCATGTTGCCAAGTTCACGCTTCCCTTCACGCAAACCAATGAAGGCTGCATCGGTCGACCGATCGATTTTGAATTTCGTCCCGGAGAACTAACGGTGCTGGCTGGTGAAAACGGTTCCGGAAAATCTCTTCTGCTAGGGCAGATTGGACTTCACCTCATTTCATGCGGGGCTTCTCTCTACATCGCCTCCTTTGAAATGGCTCCGGTACGGACGATCGAAAGAATGCTCATGCAGACGGTCTGCAGCACTGATAAACGGATGATTGAAGAGCCTGACGTTGACCTCTTCTTCAAACAATTCGCCTCCAGGATGCGAATTTGTGACCTTCAGAGAAAGGTTTCTCCGGACGAACTTTTGCGCCTCCTTGATTCAGCTGTCCGTGACTACAAGTCAGACATCCTCTTTGTTGACTCTCTGATGATGTGTGTCAGAGACGACATGGACAAGAAGGAAACCGATTATGTGATGACCAAACTGGTGGAGTTTGCCCGGACCAACAATGTCCACATTGTCGTTGTGGCCCATTGCCGTAAGCGTGGCGATGCCAGTTCAAAAACTTACTCCGTCTTTGATTCAGCTTCAAAAGACTCAATCAAAGGGAGCTCCAACATCACGAACATTGCCTTCAATGTTTTCGTTTTGGCTCGTGATTTTTCCAAGGTGCAAAAGAAGGCAGAAGGAAAAGATGTCGATGACACCAAGCCTGATTTTGTTTTGAACCTGTGCAAGCAGAGAAACGGAGCTTGGGAAGGTTTCATCAAGCTTTGGAGAGACAACGCCAGTCTGAATTTCTGCACGTCGTGGACGCGTGTTCCAGTGAGGCCATGGCTGGATTTAACAAAGTCCGAGCCGGCGCCGGAACCCTACTTTTAGGAGGTTTTATGTCTGAGAGTGCATGGCAGATGCTGATGATCATTTTGGCGCCGGTGGTGTTCATCAATCTGGTGCTGTTTGGGCTACTCGTGAGGGCGGCGCTTCAGATCAGTAAGGAAACCAAATTAACCGATCGGTTAAAAAGGAGTTAAAGCATGGACGTTTTTGGATATTTTTGCGTGTACGTGCTCGGATGCTGTGTGATCGGTTGCTATTTGGCAGGGAACGAAATGAACTTTGATGTCCTTAATTTCTTCGCTCTGGTAGGTCTATCCGGTGGAGTCTTAAGCCTTATCGACTTTGCATGGTTCGCCTACTCAGGATCGAACATTGATTACAGCCTGAAGATTTTGGGGATGGTTATTGCTGTCGATTTCGTTTGTGCTTTCCGAAGGAAGTCTGAATGAGCGGGTGCTGCCTCTATTGCATTCATGCTCAGGCATTTTGGATAGGGCCGGACGGGAAGAAGCATCTGCCTCCAAAACAGTCCTTTGGGGACATGAACATCTACTGTCACCATCCGGCTAAAGGAGCCGGGATCGAGTGCTATCCAGTCTCGTTTGCACGGTGCTCAGTGTTCAAGCAGGCAGGAGACGAGCAAATTCAACGCAGGAGAGACTTCTTCTCGCAGTTTGATCGTTGGCACGCTCACGCGCAAATGATCGCACAGCGACGCTAAAAACCGCATTGCCGAGGAGATTAAAAACATGGATTACAGAGATTACAGCTTTGAGATTACGCGCCTAGCGTCATTGAATAAAACACCTAAGCAAATCGAAAAAATTTTAGGACTAGACGATTACACGATACATAAGAAGTATCACACGTATTTGATGATGGGTTATCGGCAGTACTTCGAGACACATGAATGGGAAGAAAACATTACTTGGCGACGCATGGCGTTCATGGGCCGATTAAAACGAAGATTAAACAGCGTAATCAAAGGAAAAAATGAACAAGTATTTACAAGCTAAAGGACGCTTACGCGCTGGCGAAATGAATAAGACTGAAATCGCGTTTGCAGCTATGCTCGAAACTCGTAAGCGCGCGGGTGAAATCGTCGATTACTGGTTTGAAGCGGTTTCTTTCAAGATCGCCGAGAACCAGTGTAGATATACGCCTGATTTTCTCGTACTGCTCAATGACATGTCGTTAGTAGTTTTCGAGGTCAAAGGCTCGTTCCGAATCATCGCAGACGACGCTAAAGTTAAATGCAAAGTTTTCAGCTCTAAATATCCGCTACAGCTCTACATAGTTGCGCCTAGGCCTAAAAAAGCCGGCGCCGGCTGGGAATGTCTCAGCTACACAGACGAAAAACCGCCTATCAATCTCAACTAAAACAATCAGGAGGGTTAATGGACGATAAAGAAAAACAGTTAATCGCAGATTTACGACCGCGTTTAGACAACTGGCGACGGGCATATCGTGACCGTGTTGTGAAAAACGTCTCAATTGCCTACGCGGTAGAGAGAGCTCTCGCACTGACGAGAAACAAGACGGATTTTTCTGAGGACTACACAGAAGATGAAGGCGACAGTGGTTTGAGAGCCTGCGAAATCGACATGAGGGACGCGGATTTTCTCAATGTCGTTTGGCAAAACTTCTCGGCGCCGGGAACCGAAGTTCTCTCCATCGGAACCCATGGTCTGAATGTCCGGACAGCGAAACTGATTGTGTTGCTATACGTGTTTGGCTCCCAGTCTTCATTGAGCAAGGCAGGTAAGCGAATCTGGAACATCAAGCGGAGAAAGCTTGATCGGTGGACTGAAGATGCCTTGATATTTTTCGCTTTTCGAATTCGATATTTCGAACAAATCAACGAAAGGAAGGTTAAAGATGCTTTTTAAGATGAACCTATTTATTTTTTCTCGGAGTCTCGCTATACTGACCTCGCTGTTGAACAACAGCGCGGGATTGGCGTCCCGCAAGGGTTTAGGCGATCAGTCGCCGAAAGGCGTTTTTTTATAGCTGATTGCAAGGGGATGGCGAAACGCCACCTCCTTTAAAAGTCTCTTATGAGCGAGGCTTTGGGAGTATCTAAAGATACGCCGTAACCTAAACTACGGGACGCCAATCCCAAAAGCCTTGCTCTCCACATTGGCGTGTGGAGACAAGTCCAAAAACTTGTTTAGGAGACAATTATGTCTAGTGCTTTATCTTTCACATTTGAGAATAAATCTCTTACTATTCTCGGCACAGTTCTTAACCCGCTCTTTGTAGCAAAGCAGGTCTGCTTAGCTCTTGGATTTAAAGATACTATCAATGCAGTTAAAACTCACTGCGACCCCGAAGACGTTTGTAAAGTCGAGGTTCAAACCAACGGCGGCAAACAGTTAGTCAACTGCGTAAACGAAAGCGGTCTCTACGCCTTGATCTTCGGCTCGAAACTTCCGAAGGCAAAACAATTCAAGCGCTGGGTCACGAATGAGGTTTTACCGGCTATTCGCAGGGCCGGACGCTACGAAGTTCCAACAGGTGACACGATCACCAACGCGCAACAAGTTGCCATCCAACAGGCAGTAGCAAGACGCGCAAAGAAAACGGCTGTGTACTATCAGACGATCTACCGCGCAATCAAGGTACGCTACCAAATCCCACGCTACACAGAACTCAAACAATCGCAGTTCGAGGACTGCCTGCGTTTTATTGAAACGGTTGACTTGAGCGTGCCCGAAGCTCCGACTACCACTCCTCCAGAGACCGAGAGGCCGCAAAGATACGTTGTTGACGCGGACTTTTTGAGAACTCTGCAGGTGTTCTGCTACTACCACCGCTACCTTTTCAGAAAGCCTATGATGCAAGCAACGCGAGTCATGCTGGCGTTGGATGTACCCGACGCAAGTAAACTTTGGGACGTTGTGAACAACCTTAATTTTGTTGAGCTCGAACGCTCGCTCGATGATCTCGGATTTTCAGTCAAAGACCTTGACTGTTACAAGCATTGGGCGTTGACGCACGCTGCCTAACAATCGAAATTTGAAACTCCGCCCCTCCAGCCCGAGGGGCTTCTTTTTGGTGTATAGTCACAAGTAGACAATTTCAAGCCTGTTTGCCAGGCCGCCTAGAGGCTTAAAGATGACGGTTCCTTGCGGAGGAACCGGTGTATCCAGAGAAAAGAGGGTACTAACATCAAGCCGGGCGAATAAAGAGCTCCGATTTCGGGGCCTTTTTGTTTTTGTGAGGCACGGAATGTTTTGGCGTTTCCTTTGGCCCATTTTGATCAAGTTCGAAACTTAGCTAACTATTGAAAATCTTGTTTTCGCCGCCAAATAAATATAGGATAAAACCAATTTAGTCCCAGGTGAAAATATGATTAAAAACAGCAAGTTATATGAAGAATTTGATAAGTTAGTCCCGTACAGGGAAATCCCTCTGTTTGTTCCCGAGGCCACCGTTGAAAAAGGAGAAGGTAATCTATTTGGGGTACTCAAGAGCGGGCAACCTTACGTATCCGAGTCAGCTCTAGCGGCTATGTGCGGCGTGGACAGAAAAGTTCTATCCAGATTGTCTGCAAACTGGCCGGAAGAGTCTGAGAAGCCAAGAGGAAGCTGGATTAAACAAAGGTTGGCCGAATCCGGTTTTACCGAGTCAGAACTCTCGATAAAAGTAAGGCACAACGGAAGAGATGTAAATGCGTATACGGAACAAGTGTGCATGGCCGTTATTGAGTTTTATGCCTTCGAATCGAACGAACCTCGCGAGAAGGCCAAAAATCTTTTTCGCACACTCGCAAAAACTTCATTCAGGCAATTTATCTACGCCTTGGTTGGCTACGCGCCAACAACGTCGGTCATAGATAGCTGGAGAAATTTTCACGACAGAGTTGACCTTGTGTCCAACCAAGTACCGGAAGGCTATTTCTGCATATTTACAGAGATCGCTTGCTTGATTATTCCGCTGATCCGAAACGGACTAGTTTTTTCGGACGAGGTAATTCCTGATATTTCGGTAGCTCTGTGCTGGGGCAGGTTTTGGGTTGATAATGATTTAGATAATAAGATCGGGTCACGCGTTAAATACGCACACAACTACCCGCCTTATTACAGACAGGCAGCGTCTAACCCGCAAAAGGCCTGGGCCTATCCGGAAGATGCGCTTCCTTTGTTCCGAAGATGGTTTCGATCAGAATACATCGACAGAGCTCTTCCAAAGTATCTTCAGCGTCAGGTGTGTAAGAACCAAATCCAACAAGTTGAGGCGGCTAAGGCAATCTCTGTCATTGGGGCTCATTTCTCCTCCCTACCAAAGCCGATTGCGCCTTAGGACAACGGATTTAGAAATTTAGTTTTTGACGAACTATCTTGAGCTGTCAGGTAGTTCGTTTTTGTTTGTCTTTTTCTACCTGAGAAAAAGCGGGCCGATCGTCCCGTTCAAAAAACGGTCTATCTCCTTGGGGTTGGTTGGGGTCGCGCTCGGCTGAAAGATGTCGGGCGCACCTTTTTTAAGCTATGAAAGAATCTGAACTCAAAATTCTCTACAGGCCGGTCAATGACCTGATTCCGTATGCAAACAATGCCCGGACGCATTCTGAAGAACAGGTGAATCAAATCGCTAGTTCGATCAAAGAATTTGGGTTCAACAATCCAATCTTGGTGGATGAACAGGGCGGAGTGATTGCCGGACATGGACGCCTGAAGGCGGCCAAAAAGCTTGGTCTTAAGGTTGTTCCGACCATCGAGCTAAGCGGATTATCCGAGGCTCAGAAAAAGGCTTTCATCCTCGCAGACAATCGCATTGCACTAAATTCAGGCTGGGATATCGACCTCCTGAGAATAGAGCTGCAGGAATTGCAGGATACAGATTTGGCGCCGGTCACTGGTTTCTCCGACGAAGAGTTGAACGCCTTGCTGTGTGGAACTACCGAACCCGCTGAGGAAGAACCGGAAAAAGAGGAGCCTGAGGCAGACAGCTTTAATCTGACGCTCTCAATTCCGATCGAATACAAAGAGCAGGTTCAGGATTTCGTTAAGAGTTTCGGACCTGAGGATTTAATTCAGAAGATCATCGATGTGACCAGTTAACCAAAGGCAGGTTGAAGGCATGGAAGAAAAAGTTCAAAAGAAGCGGACTCGTCCACGCATTCAGATTGACCTAGAGAAGGTTGAACAACTGGCTCAGGTTTGTGACAACGAGGAAGAGATCGCTCTCGCGCTCGGGATTAGTTATCGAACCTTACAGAATCGAAAAAAAGATTTTGCGAATTTTGCGACCGCTATAAAAAAGGGAAAGGCTAAGGCTAACGCTTTTGTAGGTGGCAAGTTGATGGCTCTCATCCGAGAGGGAAATCCGGCAGCGACCATTTTTTACATGAAGAGTCGCTGTGGGTGGAAAGAGACTGACAGGAAGGAGATCACTGGAAAAGACGGTGAACCGGTCAAGGTCGATAAGGTTAACCAGCTGGATCTAAGCAAATTGTCATTAGAACAGCTTGATGCGCTGGAGGGTATTGTGAATGCGGCTTCCAACGATACAGGAGATCAGGATAGCTAAGGCCCGTAAATCGCTTGCACATTTCACTACGTACACTAAGCCCGATTACCTAATGGGATGGGTACATAAGGAAATTTGTGACATGCTCGACGAGTTTCTAGAAGCTGTTAAAGAGAAGAAGTCTCCGAGGCTGATAATTACTTTACCCCCTCGTTCGGGTAAGAGTGAGCTTGTTTCTCGCCGGTTCCCTGCTTACGCCTTCGGGCGTTTCCCCGATCTTCAGATTATCGCTACATCCTACAGCTCGGATTTATCTCAACGTTTTAATCGTGACGTTCAGCGGATTATCGATGACGAAAAATATCTAGAGGTATTCCCGGAAACAACGCTAAATGGATCGCGAGTCCGGACGGACTCGCGAGGGTCGTACATTCGAACATCTGATTTATTTGAGATTGTCGGTCATGCCGGCGCCTATCGCTCATGCGGCGTCGGAGGCGGCATTACGGGCCAAGGCGCAGACTGCCTACTCATTGATGACCCCGTGAAAGATCGCGCAGAGGCGAATAGTGCCACGGTGCGACAGTCTATTTGGGACTGGTACACATCTACGGCGTATACACGCTTGTCTCCGGGCGGTGGTGTGATCGTCATGGCTACGAGGTGGCATTTAGATGACCTCATTGGGCGCCTCATTGAAAACATGGAGAACGGACAGGGCGATACTTTTACGGTCATCAACTATCCTGCGATTGCTGAGCATGATGAAATCCATAGGCGGAAAGGCGAGGCGCTGCACCCTGAGCGTTATTCGTTAGATCAGCTTAAAAAGATTCAGAAAACAGTCGGTTCGAGAGATTGGGCTGCACTGTATCAGCAGCACCCGATACCCGACGGAGGCAATGTATTCAAATCCGAATGGTTCAAATATTGGACAGAATCAAGCCTGCCTCCTGAGTTTGATCAGATCGTAACGTCGTGGGACATGACGTTTAAGGATTCGAAGAACTCCGACTATGTGGTAGGACAAGTTTGGGGGAAGAAAGGCGCTGATTTTTATTTGCTAGATCAAGTCAGAGGTCAGTGGGACTTCGTTAAAACACGTGAGATGTTTCTTATCCTTGCGCAAAAGTGGCCCAAGGCGTTACGCAAGCTCGTTGAGGACAAAGCCAACGGCTCAGCGATTATCTCTGAACTTCAAAAAACCGTCAGCGGCATTGTTCCGGTTACTCCGAAGGAATCTAAGGAGGCCCGTGCGAGCGCGATTACGCCGTTTTTTGAGGCTGGCAATGTTTACTTGCCGGATCCGAAGAAAACCCCATGGATGGGTGCATTTGAGGCTGAATTGCTCAATTTCCCAGCTGGCGCCCACGATGATTGTGTCGACTCCCTAAGTCAATGTCTAAATTACTTTAGAAATAATTCAACGTACATCCTCTCAAAGGATGTCCTGAAAGCTTTGAAGCGGCCTCCGAGGTTTTGAGTAGTTTTATCTCCTTGGATGAGTTGGCCGCCTACATAACCCGTGGGCGGCATTTTTTTCGATTAATGCAATGAAGAAAAAAACAAACGATAAACATCGCCCGTTAGGTTTGCAGAAACGGGCTGGTGTGGTGGATTATGCTCAGGCCGCCAGTGCTCCGTATTTTCGCAAAGGGAGGACATTAACGGAGGATGAAGTCAAAGCGCTTTCCTCGTTGCCTGTGACCCTTGGGTTACAAGGTTTAGACGAGGAAGATACCAAGTCCGTTTCAATGGCTCATGATTCGGCGTTTGGGGCTAGTCTAGCTGCGTTACAGAGTACGCTTACGGGTCACGCTATGGTGCTGGGACAGTTTCCTACAACATCTTTCGTAGGCTATGGTGTCCTTCAGCAAATCGCGCAAAATGGCATGATTCGTACCTGCGTTCAAACCGTCGCAGATGACATGACACGCGAGTGGATTCAGGTTACCGGCGGCGATGACGTTGAGAATGAAGCAATCGACAAGCTACAAGACCTGCAGGAATCAAAGTACAGACTACGGTCTCTATTCAATCGTGCTCAGTCGCTTGTAGGCTTTATGGGCGGCGCCTTGATTTTTATCGATACCGGAACTGAGAAGCTGGATTTGCCGTTGAATATTTCAGACGTTTCAGCTGAGATCAAGAAAGATTCCGACGTTAAATTTGTTTTAATTGACCCGATTAACGTATCACCCGGTTTGTACAACTCTGTCGACCCGTTGAAGTCTGATTACATGAGGCCCGCTCATTGGTACGTTTTAGGGCGCAAAGTCCACGCCTCTCGGCTTCTGCGACTGGTTGATAACGAGCCCCCGCAGTTACTGAAGCCTGCATACAATTTCTTCGGAATTCCACAAGCACAAATTTTGTGGGATTACGTTCTGCATTGGAACAAGGCTCGGGAAGCAGGTGTAAACATCTTAGACAAGCTGAATCTCTTGGTTTTTAAGACGGATTTTGCTCAGGTATTAGAAGCTGGCGGTATCGAGCAACTCGACGGGAAAATGTCGCTCCTGCAGAGATATCGAGATAATGATTCTGTGTTTGCCTGCGATTCAACCGAAGATGTTCAAAACATTACCGCCACCATTGCAGGCGTGACTGACATTATCCGCCAGTCGCTGGAGTTCATAGCAAGCATTAACCGTACGCCTGCGGTGAAACTCTTGGGTATTTCGCCGAGCGGATTTAACGCAACCGGTCAGAGCGATATCCGGAATTATTACGACCATATCAAGTCAAAGCAGGAATTAAACAGGAACGCGATTCAGACCTGTTTAAAAATCATTCAGCTTGTTGAGTTTGGAAAAATTGATGATTCAATTTCCTTCATGTTTAATGAGCTGGGTGAGGATGACGCTGCCGCTATTGCAATGACGGCAAAAACCCGCGTGGATATGCTGGCTGTACTTCAGGATAGAAACGTTATCAGCGCTGAAGAAGTTCGAGAATCGGTTAAGCGAGATCCGGCTACAGGTTTGGATTTCATTGGTGACGAATTGCCCGAGGAAATCGAGGGCGATTTGATGACTGATGATCCTACGGCCACTAACGGTCCTATGCAGGAGTTTTTATCAAAGAGGGAAACTCCGGCGCCAGAGAACAAGCCTCATTTGGATGACGTGGACGAATCGGGAGAAATTCATTGAAAACGGCCCGCAGCATTGCCGCCAGTCCTGCGATGAGTCGAAAGTTCGAGAAGAAACTTTTGACGTTTGTTAACTCGTTTAGGCGTCGTGTTATCAATGAGATTTTGCTGTACATCGATCAGGAAAATCTCTTAGCCGAAGACGTGTCATTAACGTTTAGGCCTGATGACCCGATAGACCGTGAAAGGCTTAGGCAGATTAAGCGCAAAATCAATCGCCTTGTGCTCCGTGATCCTGAACGGTTCAAGCGGAATATTGATGAGTTTATCGCTCGCAACATGATGTCATGGTTACGAGAAGCGGACAAAGAAACGCAGAAGATCGCAGACTGGTATGTACGTAACCTGTCGGCTGATATTTCGGTTTCCCAAAAGGCCTCGTTAACGGCCGCGGGAATTCCTGCGGCCGTTCTCAGGCAGGCCATGCGTAATAGTCGTAAATCGTTTTTCATAACGCCTCAGGCTATAGATGAATTACCGAAGCTTGTAACCGACACAGTAAGTCTTATAACACGCATAAATTCCAGCGATATAGGGAACATTCGGGCGGCGTTTTTAGACGCATACGAAGGCAAGAACACGTACTCCCACATCGTTGAAACCTTGGAAGCTACGAAAGGCTTTACCGAGAAACGTGCTAGGCGAGTAGCGATAGATCAGACGTCAAAAATTAGTCAAAAAATTCTTCAAAAGAATTGTGAAGGAATCGGGATTAAGCGAGGCGTTTGGATTCACGTACCCGGTCAGTACTCAAGCCGTCCGACGCATATAGAGATGAACGGGAAAACGTTCAATCTCGGGGAAGGACTTTATGACAAGGCGGTAGACAAAAAAGTTATGCCGGGTGAGTTGTATTGGTGCCGCTGTACGTTTCGTCCTGTCATTGAGGACTAAACCAAGAATTTAAACAAAACCCCGTGAGGTACGAACTCGCGGGGTTTTTAGTAGTCGATTAGCTTAGGGAAACATCGACCATGAAGTTAATTTTATCAAAACAGACGAGGAGATTCGTCATGGATTTTGTCAGAGCCTACCCCAAGTGGTTCTTTGTTATTCGCTGGACTTTTGCAGGCTACTTAGCTTTTTATTTGTTTAAGTCGATAGTCCTTTTTGTCATTGGATTTTGACGACAGGGTAGCTCATATTTTGAGGTTTAGGTAATGAATAAAGATGATCGCTGTATTGCGTTCGACTCGGCCAGTATGAGAACGGTTGACGCGAATGGCTTTCTACACGTCGAACGTTCGCCGTTAACGCGCGTGCAAGTTGCACCTTATTTAGGCCGTGAAATCTCAGGCTGGCAGGCTCAAGGACTGGATCCTGAAAAGATCTATCACGCATACAGACCGCCGGAAGAACTTGCAAGCGAAGAAACAATCAAATCGATAAATGGTATTCCGATTCACCTAGAACATCACGATGATTCAGGCGAGCCTGAGGACAAACAAACTCGGGTAGGAACTACCGGAACCGACGGGGCTTTTGAGGCCCCGTTTTTAATGAACTCTCTTCATATTTTCGATCAGGACGCGATTAACCGTATCAATGATGGAAGCATGAAGGAGCTGTCCCTAGCGTACACATATATTCCTGAGTTTAAGTCAGGGGATACGGATGATGGGGAACACTACGATTTTGTACAGCGTCAAATTAGAGCTAACCATTTGGCGCTAGTTGAGAAAGGGCGAGCTGGCCCGACCGTGAAGGTTAGCGATACAGGTAAGGAAATCAATATGGCAGATATTGAAAACAAAGACGCTGGCACCGAGCAGAAAGAAGTTGATCTCGCCCAGAAAATTATCGACCTGCACAAGGTTGATGAAAACGGCAACATTGTAGACGCCTCTGATGAAGACAAAGAGGCCGCCATTACAAAAATTCTCGACGAGCTGAAAAGCAAGGGGATGAGCGATGACGATCTCAAGAAAATGAAGGATACGTTGTCTGACTTGGCCTACTCAAAGGCTACTGGCGATGAAGCACCCAAGCCCGCTGAAAACGAAACAAAGGATGACGATATTGAACTTGACGAAAAAATGAAAGATCCGACTTTCAAGGCTGGATTTGAGGCTGGCGTCCTTTACGGCGAAAAACGTGAAAAAGCTGATCCGAAACGCATTGATCGAGATCATGAGCGCGAAGGTGAAGAGCGTTACTTGCAGGGTGTTGAAGACGCTTTGAAATCCTGCGGCCTTGATGACGCTCCGGACGCTGTCAAGAATGCTTTCAAGGAAGGCTACAAGTTCACGGCCAAAGAAGCCGAAGATGACGGTGAAGAAGTGAAAGGCGTCGAAGAAAAGGTAGAAGAAACGGTAAAAGCGTCTGATTCGCTCAAAGCCCTTAAATCCGCACTTGTCGACGAAATGACCGCAATTGAGGAAGTCAAGCCGATTGTCGGTGCAATTCGTTTAGGTGCTTACGATTCTGCAGGTCAGGTTTATTTGGCCGCTTTGAAGAAATTGGGCATTAGCGGCGTCAGTCCCTCTCAGGCTCGGATCGCCTATCGCGCTTATATTGCGGGCCGTCAAGGATCTACGAAGTCCTCGGCACACGATTCGGCACCGAAAGACGAACGTACCGCGCTCACTTCCATTCTTGAAAAAGTTAACTAATAGGAGTTTTTAGATGTTGCAAAAAACAGTAAATCTCTATCCTGCGATTGGCATTCCCGGTCAGCAGGTCGCTTTCAATCAGGCGGTATACACGCCGCATAATTACTTGAGCGATGGAACTGTGGCTTGCGGTACTTTCGCTTTTGCTAAGGCCGCAACGAGCTCCACAACGGCCGTTCAATTCCCTATCGCTTCTGCAAAAGGAGCTGCAGGGGACAAGGTAGTAGGTCTTGTAGAACGCACTTTCACGGCTTCTCTGCCGTCCTACGACGAGGGTACTGATATTTATCCCGAGGGCGCTGAGCTCACAATCGCCGAACGCGGTGATTACTACATTGTTGCTCCGGCCGCTGCTACGGTCGGTCAATCGGTTCTTTGTGATCCCACAACCGGAAACATCACATTCGGAGCCGCCGGCGCCGCAAATGATACGGGCTGGGTAGTTCGTACGGCTGGCGCTAAGGATGACACGATCATTATCTCTAACCACGGCTTGTCTATTACGCCTGCCGCGGCTAGTGGCAACTAATCGAGGAAAATTAACATGGATGAATTCAAGCTAGCACAAGAAAAGGGCATCGGCGGCGTAGGCGTTAAAGGTTTTATGCCGTATAACTCTACAAAAGACGGAAAAATCAAGGTTGATTACGAGGCCGCAGCGCGTTCCATCGCTCGAGACGCGGCCTTGCAGACACCGGTCTCTGTGGGCGTTCCTGCTATCTTTACTACGTTTATTGACCCGAACGTGGTCCCGATCCTATTTGGCGCTCAGAACGCATCTAAGGTTTTCGGAGAGGAGCGAAAAGGGGATTGGACCTATAATTTCTTCACGTTCCCTGTTGAAGAATTTGCAGGCAATGTAACCCCTTATTCCGACTTCACGGAAAATGTATCTTCAGATGTGAACTTTGCATACCCGACCCGTGAAAACTTCCTCTTTGAAACTGTCATCAAATACGGCGATAGAGAAGCGGGGGTTGCGGCGAAGGCAAAATTAAACCTTGTTGGCTCTAAACAGCAGGCGGCAGCTTATGTGCTTGCTATGGCACATAACAAGTTCGCGCTTTACGGGGTAGCGGGCAAGAAGATTTACGGGATGTTAAATGATCCTAATCTTCCTGCTTCTATTGCCCCGACATCTGTAAACAGCAACTCTACGTGGCCTGCTAAGGTGGCGGCTAACCCTGAGGGCGCCGCTAATCTCGTCTACGAAGATATCAACAAGCTTTGGATCGAGATTTCAGGAAAGAACGCGGGACTGGTCGATCAGAATATGCGTATTGTTTTAGCTATCAGCAACAAACGAGCCGCATACTTGACCCAACCTAACAATTTCGGTCGTACGGCTATGTCTATGCTCAAACAGTCATTCCCGAATCTTGAAATTGTTCAGTTGCCCGAACTCAGCACTACTGCAGGAGAAATGCTCTATATGGTGGTTCCTGAGTTGATGGGTGTTCAGACTGGCATTACCGCATACTCTGAAAAACTCTTCCTGGGCCGTGTCGTTCCGGAACTCTCTTCTTTTAAACAGAAAGTTGTGGGTGGCACATGGGGTTCCATCATTCGTAGACCCAGCCTCGTTGCAACCATGCTGGGGGTGTAACCTTCATTTAAACCAAACAGGGGGCTTTTCGGTCCCCTTTTTATTCATTCACGGAGATTTAAGAATATGGCAAGACCTGCGAAAAACGAAGATACAACACTCGCTCAGGGCGGCACTGTTGTTGGTTCAACTTTTGAAGATACGAAAAAAACAAAATCAGCGGCAAAAACGGCAGCAACTGTTGTTTTGGCTGTTTCCCTTCCTCACGGCTTGAAATTCGATGATGTTCCATGCAGTGACGGTGGAACAAAAACGATTGTATTCCCCGGGATTAATGACGCTCTTCGATCTAAAAGGGAGGGAATTCTTCTTGGCAGAGGTAACGCAGTAGCTTTCAAGATTGATAAAGCAGACTGGGAAAATATTCTCAAAATGCACGGAAAAGAAGCCGCATTTACAGGCGTAAATGGCGGATTGCCTTGCATTATTCCCATGAAAGACGAAAAAGAATTTAAGTCTCGTACTGATGAGCTAAAAGAGATTGATCATGGTGTGAATCCTGTTGATCCGGCCAAAGTCGGAGTTCAAGAAACTAAAAACGTATAGAGAGAGTTATGGCTGTTGTTATCTTTGATCCAGAGAATTTTCGAACGCTATACCCAGCGTTTTCGGATGAAACTAAATATTCGAACGAACTTCTTACTGAGTATTTTGGTATGGCGGCAGAGTTCGTGGGGAACTCAGATAGCACCAGTTTTGCGCCATACGATCCTGAGAACCACGTCTATTTGCGAAAGCGTCTCTTGGACTTGGTTATGTGCCATCTCTTAACGCTAGACGAAAACATGACGGGGCCGGTAGGCAGAATTTCCAGCGCCTCTCAAGGCTCCGTTTCTACTTCGTTTGATTTGCTTAAAACGAATTCTTATGTGGGGGACTGGTGGGCGCAGACACGATGCGGGGCGCAGTACTGGATCATGACGGCTCGTTATCGCGTCGGAGGCCGGTTTTATGGAGGCTCTAATTACCATCCTTGGGGGTAGCTTATGGGTATCAAAATTACCGATCACGGTATTTTTAACGATCTGAAAAAGAGCGCGGTTCTAAACAAAAATACCCATGCTGAAATTGGAATCATGATCCCCGATATCGCCACCATTGGGATGTATCTTGAGTATGGATGGGATCAGAGGGTAACGGCCAAACAGAATGTTTATCTATCAAGCGTCTTGGGTTTACCGATAAAAGATAAAGAGGGTAATTGGATTCAAAATTTTGCCATTCTTCATTTGCCCCCGCGCCCATTCATGCGCGCTACGTTTGCCGAAAAGAACAAAGAGTGGAAACGGGTTTTTGAATCTCAGTTCAAGAAAACGCATGACGTAAAGTTTGCATTGGAAGCTATGTGTATCAGGGCTTCTTCTGATATCAGCACAACGATTAGAAACAACGGAACGGCGTCTAATCCTTTTCCAAAACGTTCTCCGTTGACGATGGCTATGCTGGACGCCATGGGTGAAGCTGAGAAAGCTAAGCGCCAGCAAAAAGGACAGGCAGCGGTAAGCAACACGACAACTGATAAAGCACTCATGCGTACCGGTGTTTTAGAAAAGAGTATTACTTACAAAATCCATTCTTAACATGCTGAATCTTCATGACATTGTTCGACGTGCGATAAATCAAAACTATGCAGATGCAAAGCTAAAAATTTATCGTTCGATTGGACAGGAAAACGAGAACGGGATCATGTCCGCGTTTTACGCTCCGGCTGAAAACATTCTCGGTAATTTCCAGAGCGAAGGTGACGCTGCGTTGGATCATGCAAATTTGGCGGGTCAGAACACAATTATTCGTAAGCTGTACCTCTATGCCTCAAACGACCGAAAAACACGTCCATGGGCTCAATACAGACCTCTCGCGAGGACCGGCGATTACATCGAAGATTCGAAGGGCGGCTATTGGTTGATCACTGCGGTGATCGAGGATTTTTCGGACGCAGGTTGGGAGGCGGTCCGCTGCACATTCCAAACCACGCCTCAGAAGCTGAACATCGTAGAGGAAGAAGATGAAAGCACAAAACCTGACCCCGAACATCCGGACAGCGATCCAAGAATTTCTTGAGATATTTGCAGTTCCGGAGATGGCGCCGGAAAACATTTTCTACGGCAATCAGAACAATCTGGCATTGCCTCCTGAGGGGAACGATTACGTCATCTATTCCTACATCTCCAGCGTTCGACACGGGACGAGTGCCGAGGACTGGGAGAAGGACCAAACCGATGACAATGTTTACCTCTCGACAACTACGGAAGTCTTGGTTCAGGTCGATTGCTATGCATCGACTTTAAACGGCTCCGACGGCATGAATGCGATGCTGAGAGCTCAGGCCTTGGAGACCGTATGCAGGTCTCAGGTCGGCGTGCAGTTTTTCGTTGATAGGGGAATCAGCCTGCTTCATGCGGACGATCCGAGAGATACCACCATTGTCGGGGACTCTGACAACTATGTCCGGAGATCCACGCTGATGATTCACCTCAGCATGCAGAGCCAGATCAAAGTTTCAATGGGCTTCTTTAGTGCGGTTGATGTGGATCTGAAAAACGTTGATGTGAGCTACCCGCCGAAGGAAAAAGAATGAACGAGCAACTTGCTTTCAAACTTGGGAGAGCATTCAAGCTCGGACTAATGTATGGGCTTGGGAGAACTTACGCAACAAACCCTGGTGATGCTCAGGATGCCGCAAAGTGGATAACGGTGAATGGCACTCATATACCAATCGGTAAGAATGGCAAACTGGAAGGGAAAGTAGGAAAGAAGGTAGAAAGCCAGCAGTCCTATCCGAAATCAGGGAAAAATCTCATTGAGAGTCCGCCCTCAAAGGATATTCATAGTTACTTGCAAAAGGCCGGAGGTAATCCCGCTAAAGCTATCGTCCTCTATTACGACAATGAACTGCGAGGAGGTTCGGTTAGCACTGAGGTGGAGATATCTAGGAAGAAGCAAACAGTTTCTGTTGTTTTCGATGGCAAAGGGAGAAAGGAATTTAAGAAATTTTCTGGGCACCTACGAGAAATACTAGAGGTTCTTCCTTTTGTTCCAGAAGTAATAGAAAAAGGCTCCTACTTTGGGAGGAAAGAGGCTGTCAACCATTCTCCGCAACTGGCCTTTCATACAAAAATGAAAAACGTAAGGGTTAATGGCATTAAAAAAACAGTGGCTGTCGATATAGGAGAAACGTCAAGCACTGACTTCCATGCGTACAACGTCAACACCGAAGGAAATCGATGGTTTGATAAGAAAAAGGCTTCTTTTGAAATTGAAATGAGAAAAAGAAAAGCCAGAGACGCTGTGCTATTACCGCCTTCTAAGGGCTCGGTGAAAGGTTTACACCGGTCAACAGAACAATCTCTAGCTATGGACGGAATTGTAGAACGGCCCAAAGAGCCGGTCAAGATGTCAGTCCTAAGAATAAGAATTTTATGAAAAAAAATAGCCCCGTTCAGTTGGTAGCTGAGCGAGGTTTGAGTTAACTGATTGCAAGGGAATCAGTCAATATGAACATTTTACACGACCTAGCGGAGGCCCTAACCATGGTCACTGCCGTTCATTTGTATGCAGCTCTTCCCGTTTACCTAATCGGTTACGGGCTCGCAGTTTGGGTGATTGCGAAAGCGATTAAGGCTGTAAAGGATATTTTCAAATAAATGAGTTTCTGGTGTGGCTCATAGCCGCTCCATAAAAAATATCGTCGGCGCCATCTGGCGCTTTTTTATTTTGAGGAAAAAATATGTCAATCAATGCTAATCGATTGGTTTCTATCACCCCTCGCATCATTGGAGCTGGGAGCGCCGATCTTGAAACAAATGGTCTGCTGCTGACCCAGAATGCTCTGATTCCTGCAGATTCTCCGGCACTGGAATTTGTGACCGCTGCCGCTGTCGGGAATTATTTTGGTGCTGAATCTCCTGAGGCTGACTTTGCTAATCAGTACTTCTCCGGAGTGAACAATCAGCAGAGAGCGATTCAGCGTCTTTTTGTAGCCCGCAGAATCAATGCAGATGCCGCCGCTTGGATTAAGTCTGCTCCGATCACTGCTCAACTGTCTGAACTGACCGCGATTAAGACCGGATCCCTGACGATTTCGGTCAACGGCACAGAAAAAGAAGTCGTGAACCTCGACTTCTCCACGGCTACGTCTTTCAGTGACGTTGCAACTGAGCTGGCTTCTGCAGTCGGAGCGGTTTCCGGCGCTTTTAACTCTGATCAAAATGCCATCATCCTGACTACAACAGAAACAGGCGATACCGCTTCAATCTCCTTCGCGACAAAGGCGACCACTGGAACGGATGTATCTGCATTGCTCGGATTGACGGAGGATTCCGGCGCCGTTCTCTCTCAAGGCGCTGATGCTCTGACACCGGCTCAGAACATGAACCTTGTCACCTCTGTTTCTCGCAATTGGGTCGGATTCACAACTCTTTATGCAACAGAGGTGGCTGAGGCTTCCGCTTTAGCGGCTTGGGCCGACATTGATGATGACTATGTGTACTTTGATTGGTCCACAGACACAAAGATGCTGGATCAATCTACCCAGTCCACAACGAAAGCCGCCCAATTAGCTGAAAGCAATTACAACTGTTTGGCGATGGTTTACGGTACCGCTCAGGATGCCGCGGCCTTCCTTGCAGTCGGTGCTTCTATTGATTGGTCTGCAATTCAGGGTATCAAGACATGGTTCGCAAAATCTGCTTCCGGAATTAAGGCCTCCGTTCTCAGCGACGAAGTGGCCGAAGCATTGGATGATCTCAGGGTTAATTACGTGGGCGCATTCGCAACACGTAACGCGGAGTTTGATTTCATCAACCGAGGCTGTCTGCTCTCCGGAATTTATCAATGGATTGACGCTCTGTACGGAATGATCTGGTTCAAGGCCCGCATCCAGCGTCAGATCATGGACGGGTTCGCGGCTATCAATCGTGCTCCCTACAACGCCACCGGATTTGCTTATATCGAGGCATGGTTGCTCGATCCCATCAACGATGCCAAGCGTAATGGCGTAATTGATACAGGACTGGCTCTGTCCAACTCGCAGGTTCAGCAGTTGCTGACGGAAACCAACAATCCGACGATTAAGCAAGACCTCTACTCTAAAGGCTATTGGTATTTGATTGAGGCTCCTTCCGCAAATGTGAGAACCCAAAGAGGAAGTCCGAGACTTGGATTATTTTTCACCTACGCCGGCAGTGTCCAACGAATCGAAATGCCACTGACCGCTGTCATGTAATCGAATTTCACAACCGCAAAGACCCGTCGTGAGGCGGGTTTTTCATTTAGGAATGAATAAGAAATGAAACCGAAATTAGATATCACATCCGCCAATGCGTCAGCAGTTATGACGATTGAAGAGCTGTATCCGAACGGTCTGAAGCTGGAAAGATTCTCCACAGATGCGGCTATCGTTGCCGATTCCCAGCAGGTTGCCGAGACCCGTATGGGCGTAGACGGCTTTATGGCGGCGGGCGTTACTCCGAACATCTACCCCGTAACGATCACGCTGGATGCCAACTCTCCGACTGCGACTGCATTCACTACGCTCTACGAAGCAATGAGCGCCAACAAACAGCTCTATGTTTGCAATCTGACAGTAAAGATCCCGTCTATCGGCAAGACCTACCAGTTCTCAAATGGTGTGCTGCAGACAGCAAATCCGATGCCGGCACTGAATAAAGTCCTGGCGCCGACAACCTGGGTATTCCACTTCGAATCCATGGAGCGTATCTAAAAAATGAAGGAACCAAAAGTTATCAAATTGGAAGACGGCGGTAATCAGCTGACCTTCAAGATTTATCCGTTTCCTGCAACTAAAGCTGAAGATCTAATGATTCGAATTGCTTTGATGACGGGCAAGAACCTCGATATTGAGAGCGAAATGGGATACAAAGACGTGATCAAAGCGCTTGTAAGTGTTCCTCATGTAGAAGCCAAGGCCCTTTTAGATGAACTGCTTTCCGAGGTCTACAAGGTGGATGGTAAGAGCGAGATCAAATTCTCCTTCGATGACGCAGACGGTTATATCTCTAGCCCGTTGACAATTCTCAAACTCAGAATTGAAAGCTTCAAGGCGAACTTCGGTTTTTTTCCCGACTTGATACGCCAGTTCTCCCCCGCCGTGCAGAATTCTTAGCCGATTGTGCCAAGGTTAGAGGCGTAGCAGTCACAACTCAGCTATCGCCTCTGATCTCTCGTTTAATCAACGGAGGCATGGCGTCCTTGGTCGAGCTTCAGACACAACTAACGCTGGAAGATGCCTACGCATTAGACGAGGCACTTTTGATTAAGAACTACAACTCATGGGTGGCGCAAAAGAGCGCTTAAGAACATGGCTCAAAAGACCGACTCTTTAGTAATTGATGTATCCGTCAACTCGAATGACGTAGTTAAATTCTTCGAGCTGATGTCTGAGAAGCTGAATCAGTTGCTCGGATTTGCTCAGGAGGCAGGCGCAAAGCTTGACGCTCTGGGAGAAGGCTCTGACGGTATCAAAGAGGTCTCTTCTTCTATAAATGAGGCTGGACAAAACGCCAAGAAAACCTCTAAAGATTTAGAGAACGTTGGAACGAGCGGTAAGAAAGCAGGGAAGGATGTTTCAAAGGCTTCAAAGGATGCATCGAAATCTCTTTCTCAGCTGGATTCGATGGCGAAACAAGTCTTTTCCGCCATTAAGAGTTACGCTGCTCCGCTGGCCGCTATGTTTGGTGCCAAATTCATGTTTGGCAATTACATAGATGAAGGCTCCAAGCTCGACGACATCTCTAAAAAAGTCCGGATGAATGTGTCCGAAATTGATGCGTGGCGAAAAGCGAACGTAGCAGCAGGAGGAAGCGCCGAGGCATTCACTCAGGCTATGCAAGCCTTCACTGAGCGCACCGGAGCAAGCGGTGAAGTTTTCCTTCGTATGGGAAAGCAGCTCAACGGCATGACTGGTGCCCAAGCAAACTACGCTCTGAAATACCTCGGACTGACCCGTGAAAGTGCCGCCGTTTTTCTGCAAAACAACAAGCAGATGGGGGAGCTGGTAGAGACATATCGAAAACTCGCTTTAACGCCTAAGGATGCAGAGAATGCCAGACGCTTCAAAATTTCGTGGCAAGTGACCGGAATGGCGATTCAAAGTATCGGTAATGGAATTGCGAAATTTTTCCTTCCGTACATTGAGAAGGCCGTCAAGGTTTTCGGCGACGCCTCTTTGTTTATTGGAGAGCATAGCCAATTTATCAAAATTGCGTTAACCAGTATTGCTACAGCAGCGGCATTGGCGTTTGGGCCTAAATCTGCCCTTATGATGGCGGGCAAGCTGCTCGGTCTTCTAGCCAGTCCGATTGGTCTTCTTATTGCAGGAGTTCTCCTGCTTGCCGGGGCTATCGATGACTTAATTGTCTTCGCCAAAGGCGGACCGAGCGTATTTGAAGATTTCCTGAAATCTGTAGGCTATACGGACGATCAGATCAAAGGAATCCGCAAGTCGTTTCAGGACGCTTGGAAGTCAATCTCAGACCTTTTAGACAAACTTTCACCGCTCAAAGACATGTTCCTGCAGGCCTTCGGGGACGTGGTTGTGGCAGCCATAACAGCGGTCGTGGGGTTTATCGGGGATTTAGCGAAGAACATTGCGAACCTGATAAATACCGTTCCAAAGATGAAAGAAAATTTCGTAAAGGCAGGAAACGAAATTAAAGCCGTCTGGGACGGGATTTTTAATTGGTTTGAAGAAAAATTCAAAATCTTCACAGATTGGGAAATGCCGGACTGGGTTTCTAAGTCTGCAAACGTTGTGGGCGGATGGTTCGGTTTTGGTGACGATAAGAAGGCACTAGTTACAGCACCTCCGGGAGCTCAGGCCGGCGCCGCCGCTTCGATTGTTCCTAGGGCTTCCTCTTCGGTTATCAACGCGCCGATGAAGACGGATGTCAGCATTACGATTCAAGGTAATGCCGATCCTAAAGTCGTACATGACGCCGCCTACCGTGCGGTCATGGAAGGTCAGGGAGATTATGAGGATATGCTGCAGAATGCGGCCAGCGGATATCGTCAAGGTGGTGGTTAAATGGCTAGTCTAAACTCTGTAATGTCCATGGGATGGGCGGTAGTCGGAAATAACCTTCTGCCGTTCGTTCCGTACACCTCTATTGGAGCAGTTGATGCAGATAAATCTTCAAGGGTTCCTACAGAGCCCATTGAAAACGGCCAGCTGGCAGCATTCAACATTGTGCGGGAACCTGAGCGGGTTAATGTAGAGTTTTTATTTAACGGTAATTACGCCATTCAGGTTTTGGCCCTTGCCATGCTTGATAGGCGATTAAACAGTACCGACACCTGCACGATATTTAGCCCTGCCAAAATTTGGCGAAATATGGCGCTCGATCACTATGATTTTTCCCGAACTCAAACGACGGGCGCCTCAATGCTCAACGTTCACGCTTCGTTTGTTGAAATTGTCTCTGTAAACCTAAGCCGGCAAAAAACCTCGTACTCGCCCAAGCGTGCAACTTCGGCCAATAAGGTGAACACAGGGCAAGCTCAAGTAAAACCAGGGATTGCTAAGGATATTACGGATCGGATTAGAGGATGGAAAAAATGAACCAAATCGTTATAAGTGCTCTTCCGTTCCAAGAGTTCTCATGTGTTCTTGACGGTCAAAACTGCGTTATCCGGTTACGACAAGTTGCCGAATACCTCTTTTGTGACCTGATGGTTGAGGGTGTCCAGATATTCGCTGGGCGCCGATGTTGTGTAGGCACCGACATCAATTGTTATCCGACGCCTCTATTTTCGGGGCGTTTGTTTTTTGTCGATACCTTAGGGAACTCGGACCCTCAATACGAGGGGCTCAATTCGCGATGGATATTGATTTACGAGGAGGCAGGAAATGCCGTCACTACTGCCGGAAATTGATAAAAACACAACGTACACGCAAAAAGAGGTAGCTGTAACTATCACGCTGGACGGTCAAGAGGCGGTCACGTTTCAGGGATTTGCCGTTAAGTGTACGGTCGACAAGTCCGGATGTCCTGCATTTCCTAAGGCTCAGGTAGAACTTAAAGGGCTGTCGTTAACCACGATGGAGCGGCTGACCCATTTAGGTTTTAAGTCATTTTCGTTGAAGCGAAACAAAATCAATGTTTCTGCCGGAGAGAAGGGAAAAACTCTGTCGGTTATCTTCAAGGGCGAAATAATTAACGCCTGGGCGGATTTCAATGCTGCTCCTTCTCCGACTTTTAAGATCGAAGCTAATTGCGGACTATTTCCCGCACTGATTCCTCAGCCGCCAATTTCTGTTAACGGAAATCAAACGGTCGCAGGCTTAATTGACCAGATCTCAAAAGAGATCGGCTACACACTTGAGAATAACGACATCACAGCTTCAATCAAGGACTGCATCATTGAAGGCGATCCGGTTACGAAAATGAGACGAATTGCCGGAGCAGTGGGGGCCAATCTGATTTTTGACGATGACAAGGTGGTGCTCGTTGAAAAACACGGAATCCGGAAGACTCAGGGATCTATTCCCTTGATTAACGCAATGAATGGGATGATCGGGTATCCGACATTTTCCAATAACGGAATCAACGTCACAACGTTCTTTAGGCCGGATCTGCGGATCGGAGCAAATTTCAAATTAGAGACGATAGTCCCAAGAGCATCCGGAACTTGGAAGATCACGGGGCTTCGACATGAGCTCAGTGCAAACGATCCTGGTGCTCAGGCGTGGAAAACGAGCATTACAGCAATCTATCCGAGGTGGTGAGGTCGATGAGTAATCAAGAATTCAGTGCAAACTATGATGATTTTGCAGGCTCTAATCCCATAAATGCCCTAGAGTTTTTCGTAAAGTCGATCCTTTCTAAGACTGTCTATACTGCGTTTCCGGTCACGGTAACGGCAGTCGAGAGGGCAGGCACAGAGGCCGGCGCCGGGTATGTTACGGCCAAACCGTTGCTAAAGCCTATGAATGTACAGGCTCAAGGGATTGAGGTGACAACGATTCCTAAACTGCCGTACTTTCGTCTGCAGCATGGTACCGCCGCCATCGTTTGTGATCCAAAAGTAGGGGACGTGGGCTTAGCTGTTGTTGCCAAACACGATATTTCAAATGTGAACGGAGACAACACGTCTAAAGTTCCTGCGACCTTTAGAGAGTTCGATCCATCTGATTCTTTCTATATCGGAGGATTCTGGGGAAAAGCTCCGGAAGTCTTTATTCATTTGGAAGATGAAGGGACTATCAAGATTAAAGCTCCGACAAAGATCACGATGGAGGCGCCGGAGTGTGAGGTTAATGCGAGCACCAGTTTCACAGTCAACTCTGCTCAGATCAATTTGAACGGTCCGATTTCCGGCGGTGGTTCTGGCGGCGCTGATGCAACATTCACAGGTGATGTAAATGCGAAGGGCATCAGCCTCACCAGCCACACGCACACAGGTGTTCAAAGCGGGAATTCAAGCACCGGCGCCCCGCAATAAATGAGGAAGTTAGATCATGCCGCATACAGCAAAAACCGCTCTTCTGAATCCTCAGTCGTGGGATCTTCAGCTGACGAAAGAAGGGAACATCCTTTTAACGTCCGGAGCTTTGGCAATAGCCCAGAACTTAGCTAATGAGATTCGGTTGTGGACGAACGATGCTTACTTCCAGCAGGCCAACGGCATTGCATGGAAGGAAGCCCAGCTCGCGAAAAAGCTGGATTCCTCCGTCCTTGCTCAATTGATTCATGAGGCTGGAAATAGGGTTGATGGTGTGAGGTCAGTTGATTCTGTGGACATTACCGAGTTCGATGAGGAAACGAGGACACTCCACGGAGAGATCACGATAACGACAGCGCAGGACGAAACAGTTTCTTTTGTGTTCTAAAAAATTATGGCTCAAATCATTTTTAATCCTTTGGTCGGCATAGAACTGCCGAGTACGCAAGAGATTCGTTCCGATCTCGGAACCAGGATCCAGCAGGCTTTTCAAACATCGCCAACTGATCCGCTCCTGAATATTGAGCCCAGTTCGCCAATGGGACAGGTTCTTGATCTGATCGTGGCCGAAATCGAGGCTAAAAACTCTGAGATTCTTTTCCTGTCGAACATGGTCAACCCGGATCTCGCAACAGGAAAGTTTTTAGATGCTCTGGCGGCTCTTTACGGTTTAGATCGCAAAATCTCCGAACCTACAGTTGTCAATTGCGTGCTGACAGGCTTGAAGGGAACAGTGATCCCCTATGGTGCGATCGCGCAAGATTCCCTTGGCAATCAGTACAGACATTCGGCCGCAGCAGGTGCGCGAATTGGAGACACCGGAAGCGTCACAACAACCTTTACCGCTATTGAACACGGCCCGCTAGAAGTAGCCGCCGGTGCAGTAAACAGAATCGTCACAACGATTGCCGGATGGGACACTATTAACAATCCTGCCGCAGGTGTTGTTGGACGCGATGAGGAAACAGACGCAGAACTTAGAAACCGCATGGTCGAAAGTTATGCTGTCAACGCCACCGGATATGTTGAAGCGATCGAGGCGAATCTGGCCGCGTTAGAAGGTGTTCTCGATGTCAGAGTTTTAGAGAATCCGACGAATGCAGTCATTACGCAGTTCGGTGTGAGCATCAATCCTCATTCCATTCTGGTCGCCATCGTTGGCGGAGAGGATGAGCAGATCGCTCAAACGATCTACCAGCGTAAGGATGCAGGCTGTGGGACTACCGGAAGCTATCAGGTTTCCTACACGGACTCCAGGTTCTACAACGCTACCTACGTGTACAACATTGTCAGACCTCAGAATCAAGCCTTGAAGGTTAAGATCGAATTCTTTGCTACTTCAATGAATCCGACTGAGAAAAACAACGTCATTCAGGCTGTAATCAATGACGTTCTTGGACAAGGTTCAAATGATCGCGTTTCATTGGCGTCGACTGTCTACGCTTCTCGGTTCTATGCCGCAATTCAGTCAGCGACAGCGGTTCCGGTTGCATCCATCCAAGTAGCTTTAGGGACAGGTGCTTTCGGATCCAGTGTCCAAATTCCTGCGAATGTGGAGCCTACGATTCAGGAGTCCGATGTCTCTCTGGTATTCCAGACAGGAGGCTAACGATGGCTGATTCTGCAACTTGGCGGAACATTCTGAGTGTCGAGGATTTCAGAAAACTCTCAAATGTCCGATCGTTGATTTCTATTGCGCTCCAGTCGCAGTATTCGCACTCCGAGCGATACCGACAATTAGGGTTACTTTTCAATGCCGAATTAGACGCGTCCCCTCAACTGGACGCGTTTTTTAATTTCATCTTGAACCCTGGGACAGCTTCTGGGGTTTGGCTGGATTGGTGGGGCAAACGTGTAGGCGTGAATCGAAACCTTGTAATTGATGGGCAGGACACACGACTGGATGATGAGTTTTTCAGATTCTTGATTTTTTATCGGGCTGTTGTGAATGTTTCGAACTCAACGGCTGAAACCATCAATTCTTTGCTGACCCGTCTTATTGGACTTCCAGCATTCGTAAACGATTATCAGGACATGACCATCAACATCCGAATTGTGGGGGAGCCGAATTCAGTTCAAATCGCGATTCTCAAAAACTACGGACTGTTGAATAGGCCTGCGGGCGTTCTGGCAAATGTCGAAGCCGTTGTGCCAAACACATTGGTCTTTGGTTTCTACGGATCAAAACTTCTTCCCTTCAATCAGGGCGTATTCAATCCTTCAAAGGTTATTGATATATGAGCAACTATCCTAAATTTCAAATTCCCGGAGTTGTGGCAGCTAACGGGGAATACACGATTCCTCCCTTAACTCCAACCGAAGCGGGAACCGGGCGATTGTCTGTACAGGAGGGCTGGGGTCAGGTCAATGCTGTTCCGATTGAACAGGGCGGTATTCCGCCGCACAAAGCAGACTTCAACGGTGTCTTGTTCCTTTTATCTCAATTTGCAGTGTGGTTCCAGCAAGGTGGAATCATGAACTACTCTGCCCTACTGGATTACGAGGTTGGCAATGAGGTCATGCAGAACGGAACAAAGTACCGATGTCTGCAGCCAAACGGCCCTCATTCAACGGCAGTAGCTCCCGGAACGAACAGAGCAGTTTGGAAAAATATTGATATCACTGTGCCGGCCGGCGCCGTTGTTCCTTTTTACAACGTAACTCTTGGAGGGTCAGCTAACAGGAATCCTATCTTTTGGGGATCTACACAAGCTGATGTTGGCTGGGTTTTATGTGACGGAGGCTCGGACGGCAGTGGAGGAACGGTACCAAACTTAGTAGGAAAGTTTGTTAAGGGATCCCTTCCTAAGGATGCGGGCGCTACAGGAGGATCTGCAACGATTGAAATGCCGAGTCTGTCTGTAAATGGAACCATTGGCGGAACGGCACTTACTGTCGCACAGTTACCCGCTCATTCTCACGGAGCAAGCACAGGAGGTGCGGGTGATCATACTCACTCTAAAGGAAGTATGAACATAACTGGCACCTTTGGCGGATGGGATTGCCAAGGTGGTCTCGATGGTGGAGGTGCCTTTTACGTGGAAAGTTATGGTAACTGGAAGGATGCTGGAGGTTCATTCAAAGATGATGTTCTTCGCCGAGTTGGTTTTAATGCCGCGAATGCTTGGACGGGAACTACCTCAACGAATGGGAACCATGTCCACACTGTATCGGTGGGAAATACGGGAAGCGGACAAACGCACACTCATCCACTAACTGCAAATGTAAGCATCTCTGGCGTTACCAATGAGCCGCCTTTTTACACACTGGCCTATTTTCTGCGATTGCCGGAGTAATTGAACATGGCAAAAACGAAATTTCAATTTCATTACACGCCTACAGGAACAGGCGTGATCAGCGGTCCAGAGGTTCTGAAGCAGACGGAAGATGCAATTAACGATGTCGGAGCTTATGCTGATCAAGCTTCTGATAATTCTTCGGAGGCCCTATCGATTGCAAAGGAAGCTCGTCAAACGGCTCAAACAGCCAATTCAACCTCTTCTAACGCCTTAGCTCAGGCTAACGCTGCTAACGAAAAAGTTGAGACGCTGAAACAAACGGTCGATGACTGGGATGCTGACATCCAAACATCGATCGCGCAGTCGAAGTCGGCGATTGATGCATCTACGATTGCAGTAAATACCTCGAATTCAGCTCAAGCGTCAGCAGCGGCCGCACAAACGGCGGCTCAAAGTTCTGCCGCCAGCGCTCAAACGGCGGAAAACAACGCGGCTCAAGCAGTCCAAACAGCTCAGACTGCCCAACAAGCCGCAGAGACAGCTCAAGGCAACGCAGAAACGGCACAGACGGCTGCACAAACAGCTCAAACAGCAGCACAAACGGCAGAGTCCAAGGCTGTGGAGGCGGCTTCCAATGCCTATGCAGTTCGAGTAATTGATCAGGTTTTAACGGCTTCCGGAACTATCCAGATTGCTGATTTAAAACCTCAAGGAAATATAAAAGCTGGAGACACGGTAGTTGGCACAGATGGCCGAATGTTTCGGATAACTTCCGTAAACGCCACAGCAGGTACCGCGCTTTTATCGGCAGACTACACAGACTTAACGCCTTCTGTTTCTTACGAAGCTCCTCAAACCTTGTCAGCTACTCAACAAAATACGGCGAGAAGCAATATCGGTTTCAGTGCAGGAGTCGACAGTTGGGCTGACGATAGTTTTAACGATAGGACTGATGATTACTTATGCCCGATTCTTGAAGAATTGATCCTCGAGAACGGTGGCACTCAGCAAGAAATCGATGACATAAAGAATGCCCAGACAGGACAAGACACTGGAACAGAGAATCCTTAATTAAAGAAAAAGTATGAAGACACTTGAAGAAGTCAAGCAAGAGATGCTTTCAAGGGCAATGAATCGACCTTTGTCTAAATATTCACTAAAAGACTCTGATGGGAGGATTGCAGTTTCGTCCAATTCTCCCGGACAACATGCATTCATCGATGCTAAGGATGAAGCTTTTGCTCAAAGCCATTACACCTTGTCAGAAAAATTTAAACGAGAAGACGGGACCATTATCAAATATTGGAAATTAGAACCCAGTCCTAAGGGATATTTCCAGAGTGCCGATGGGGACTATTATCTTTCAACTGAGCTTCCGGAACTGGATGATGACTTCGTGAAACAGCAGTATGAGCAGGAGGTCAGAGGGGAGCGCAATGCTCGAATCTCAGACACTGATCGATACGTTCAGCTCCCGGATATAACAGTTCAATCTGCCGCAAGAACTAAGCGATCTCAATTGACAGAAGAGGACAGAAAAGCATTGTTAGATTACCGGCAAGAACTCAAGGATCTTCCAGAGAAACAAGGATTCCCATTTGTCGATTACCCGGAATTTCCCACAGCTTTGGCTTATGAATTAGAGCAGGCAGTCAGCGATCGTAGTTCCATCAAACAGAGAGGTTTCTTTCATGCTTAAAGAATTGGCAAGTTTGTTGTGTAGTTTGTTTGTGCCCCGCAGAGCTGTAAGTCTTAGCGGCGGGGGGGGGTAAAATAATCTATGGAGAAAATCTTTCCACTGTTGGTCTAACTGATTTTTCTGAATCTGTAACAGCAACCTCTCTACCTTACGTTGTTCCATTTGATGGGTATGCAGTAATTTCGTGGCAGGCAGTTTGGTCAGGTTCTCCCACCTTTGCTTGGTTCCCAATCCTATTTAATAGCCACAACGTACATACGACAGTCGAAACAGAAGGGCTGTCTTATGTGTTTTCTTTTCCGGTAAAGAAGGGAGTAACGATATCTGCAGGCGATATTAAAAACGCAAAGATAATCCAGGTAACGGTTTACAAAATTAAGTAATAGCTCGGGCTCCTTGTCCGGGCGAGGAGTCAAAATGCTAAAACAACTTATTCAAAAGCTACTCGATAGCCGAACGACCCCAGAGGAGGCGGGGCATTCTGCTATGCCTAGCACAACAAAAACGATATTTCTCAGCAAAGACGAAACTGTCGGTTCTTGGGGAATACTCAATGCGGGGATAGCTCCTGACGATGGATATTTATTCGTCAATGCTAGTGCTGAGGACAATACGAATAGCGAAGTCAGAGCGCAACTTGGCAATATTTTTCATGTGTCTGCACAAGCACCTGCACCCAAAGGTTTAGGGGTCGCAATCCCCGTGAGCAAAGGAGCCACATATTCGGTAGAAGGAGCCTTCGTTTCACACATCACAGTAGGATTTGTCAAGGTAATCGGGGGGGGGTATAAACGCCTTGTTCGGAGGTCTCTATTATGCTTAAGGACCTCATGCAACTATTTGCAGAAACTTTTCTCAAGAGCAAAAGATCTTGGGTTGCAGAACAGTGTGCTCCGATTGTCCGCAATGGCACTAACATTCCTTGCACGAGTACCACCGACTTCTTTAGCTATGTTGCGCCATGCAACGGCTGGGCAACCTCTCGAAGCAATTCAAGCACAGTCTCAGCTCTTGAAATTCAAGTCGAGAATGGACAGATGGCGCTTGCCTCCGTCCTCAACGGAAACACCGCAGGGAGTGGTCTTTGCTGTTACGTCAAAAAAGGAACCACTGTTAAATTCTTATGCCGAGGTGGAAAGACTTCGGATTATTCTATTTGGTTCTACAAAGCAAGTTCAGACGCTTAATTCTTTGGCAGGAGGCGCGTTATGCTAAAAAATCTAATGCGGCTCCTTTTGTCCAAGTTTTACAGCAAAAAAGAATCTGAGGCGGTGGGACATCAGGCTATGCCGTCCGTATCCGTTATAACTCTATCTCCAACAACGAGTAGTGTTACTGGGTGGGCTCCTGTTTACGAAGGGATTGCGCCTACAGATGGTTATGCTGCTATAAGATTCACAGCAGATTCCGATAATTGCATCGCCGCAGCACAGACGACCAACGTAAACACATTCTCAACTCCACAAGTTAAAGGAGATGTCTTAATGGCTGCCTGCCCAGTGGCTAAAGGACAACCCTTTGGACTGTACGCTCGGGAAGCACATAATATCGCGTGTTGGTTTACTAAAACCATCGGGGGGGGGTATCTTAGTAAAACTTTCTCAGTGTTTAGCACCGGAGGTAAGTTATGCTTAAACAGCTTATCTCATTGTTTGCTGAGAAATTTATTACGTCTCGCTCTGAATGGGTCGGCGGTCAAGGGTATCCGTCAAGTAATCAGACGACCTTCTCTTTGCAAAAAGACACTTGGGGTAAATACGTGGCACCAACAGATGGATATTTCTTCGTTAAAGAAAATAACGCTGAAGACATTACAAACGTGTCTATCTACACGCCGGATATGTACGTTTCTTGCGTTGGAAAAGACTGGATACGCTTGTTTATTCCCGTTCGCAAAGGCCAAGAAGTTTCTTACTACTTTAATGTTAGAGACGGAGCCTCAAGCAGTTCAACAACATTTGCTTTTGCAAAGTCTGTCGGAGCGTCATAACCATCTTGTAACAGGAGGATCATTATGCTGAAAAGTTTATTGAGCCTCCTATTGTCATTGTTTTATTCAAAGTCTGAGTCGGCGAAGGTGGCCAGCCAATCACTTCCTAACGAGCTAGATTTCACATCCGTTACGCTTAACACAAGTCAACCTGATACTTTTGCAGCACCTTATGATGGGTATTTGTGTATCGTCGTAGACACTGGAGGCAGTATCAATGTTTGGGGAGATGGCCTACAAAGTTCTAATTATTCTCTGAACAACGGCCAGAGCAAACTATTTGTTCCAATGCGAAAAGGGAACATTATCGGTTACAGCATTTCCGGAAGGCTTCTCTTCGGAAAATTTTATAGGCTAGTCGGGGGGGGTATAGTGCTATTGAGAAACTTATCCGTAGCGGAGGTGCATTATGCTTAAGCAACTTGTACAACTCTTTGCGGAGAAGTTCCTTACTAACAAAAAGGAATGGGTCGGTAGTAATGCCTTTCCTGCTCTCTTGCCTACAATTCTTGCACGAGGTCCAACTGCATTACCAAGCAACACAGCAGTATCATCTTTTGTCGCGCCTTACGACGGCTATATATCTGCACAAGTTTCTGCCAAAAGCCCAAACGTTAAAGGCGTATGGATTGAATACGCGGGTATGCGATTGTGGCAAGGTGCGATTGAAGGAACATGGGCTGGAGGAATTGTTCCTGTCAAGAAAGGGACTTCATTCTCGGTCACATTCAGGTACGAGAGCGTACAAAATACCGACTTCCCAGTTGTTAAGTTTTACCCGAGCGTCGGTAGTCAAAACTAACTTCAGCGTTGGAGGTGCGTTATGTTAAAAGCGCTTCTCCAACAACTTCTAATCGCTTTCCGTGGTAGCCATAAATCGGTACCGTTCTATAGAAGCACGATTTATCAAACTGGACAATTCACGTCCTCGGTTTCTAACCAGACGTTTCTAACCTACACAGCGCCCAGTGATGGTTATCTTGTTCTCCAGATTGCTCAGGACACTTCGGTAGAGTACGTAATGCTAACCATGAGACGAGAGACGCTGGATATTGCACAGGCTTACAACGGGGGATGGGGTTGGCCAGTTGTTACTTCTCCAGTTAAGAAGGGAGAGGAATACACGTTCCTCTACAAAATAACAGGTGGAAATCCGGCCAAGCTTAGCTATCACTTAAATTTCTTTTCTTACTTGAATTAATCGTTCCTCCCCTCCTCGCGAGGGGCTTTCTTTTTTTATCTACATATCGGAGGAAACATGCATCTACAAAATCGACGACATAGGGAGATTGAGGGATGTGGGATCAATTTTTAAGCCGTTTGAATAGTTTTGATCCCGGAGTTCTCAAGAGTTTCTTTTTAACTATCGCCGGCTGTTTCACATCTCTGATCAGCAGTCTCATGGGAGAACATCAAAACCTCTTCTATTGGCTGTTTGGGTTTGTTGTCTTTGACTACCTTAGTGGGATCGTGGCCGCGGCTAGGACCGGAACTTGGTCGAGCCGGGTAGGTCTAAAAGGATTGATCCGGAAATTCATCATCCTCATGGTTGCTATCGGATTCCACGGGGTGGATCAGATATTCAATGAACCATGGATTGGGGCATGGGCAATTGGTGCTCTTTCTCTGAATGAATTGATCTCAATTCTCGAAAACGTTGAGAAGGCTGGATTCGGTCAAATCATCCCACAACGGATCAGAGAAATGCTGGAAACGGTCCAGACGGAGCATGAGAAACGCATTAAAGAGAAGGTTCATTTAGGAGGAAGTCAAAATGAATGAGGAAAAATTACCGTTTTCGCAATGGAATCCGCTTATTGCAGAAGATTTTGTTAAGAAGTGGGAGGGCCTCCGATTGAAAGCCTACCGTTGTCCGGGAGGAGTTCTCACTGTCGGATATGGTCACACAAAAGGAGTTAAACCAGGCCAAACTATCACCAGACAAGAAGCCGAAAAGCTGATTCGCGATGATTTGATCGAGCACGCCGAGGGCTTGGCGCCTTACGTCACTTGCAAACTGACCGAAGGACAGTACATCGCATTATTAGATTTGGCATTTAACCTGGGAGTGAGCGCAGTTGCCAAATCTAAGACGCTAGGATATTTGAATTCCGGGAAACTCGAGTTAGCAAAGGAGGGATTCCGATCGTTTGCGAAAAAGAAAATCAGAGACAGGAACGGAAATCTGGTCAAGGATGAACACGGAAAACAGATGTACGAAATCCTTCCGGGTCTCATGAATAGACGTGAGGACGAGGTGAAATTGATGGGATGAATCCTTTTGAATTGGTAAAGATAGGCGCCGGCGCTTTGATAGTTGCTGGCGCTTATTTTTTTGGCCTTCACAATGGTCAGAATTCTGAGCAGTTGAAAATTGCTCAAGCTCAAATCTCAGAACTCACAGCTACGGTCAAAAATTATGAGACACAATACAAAATTCAGGCTATCGCTCTCGCCGAGATGCGTGCTGCTGAATCTAACGCTCGCGCTGACTCTGACCGCTTGCGCTCCCGCATCACCAGTCTTGAAAAAAGAGCCAAGAGCGCTGCCGATCGAGACACAGTTCGATGTCTTGAGTTGGGAGCAGAGTGTCGACGATTACTGCAAGAGGTTCGAGGACCTATTGAATACTGTCGAAAAGCGCTACAGTAGCAAGTAAACCCAGAAGGAGGAGAAATGTCTGATATTAAAAAATCTGCTGAAATTTCACCGGACGGTCTGTATCGTTACTCCCTAGAACGCACATGGGACGAGGACAAACCGACAGTCCTTTTTGTTTGTCTTAATCCCTCCACTGCCGATGCTGTAGAAGATGATGCGACTGTCCGCCGTATGATCAATTTTGCCCGTCAATTTGGAGGCGGCCGGCTTTTAGTTGGGAATCTCTTTGCCTTCAGATCGAAAAATCGCAATGATCTTATAAAGGCCGCGGATCCGGTGGGACCAGAAAACGATAAGTATTTGGACAAACTGATTAAGTCGGCAGATATTGTCGTGGCGGCTTGGGGAAACTTTGGTTCCTATCTTGATCGAAGTGCTCAGTTCAGAGAAAAGTTCCGTGGGCACAATATCAAATGTTTGGCTATGAATGAGGCTGGAGAGCCAAGACACCCGCTTTACGTACCGGACGGAACTCAGCTTAGTGACATGTGGTAATTGATCTAGGCTGATAAAGGTTTAACTTTTCTTCAATGAAACGGTAGAAACTATGACGAACGATTTAGAGAAATACGGGATTAAAAACAGCGAAAGAACTCCGTGCGAAATCTGGACCCGCGTGATGGGCTACCACCGCCCAGTCGATTCATTTAATATCGGCAAGCAAGGCGAGGTGGCAGAGCGGAAATATTTTGACGAGAAGAAGTGTTGTTGTCGCAGATAAATTTGATCTTTCGGCTTTTACGCAACAACCGAAAATTTCCGTTAAAACCCTCAAAAATTTCCGTTTTACATCCATATAACGGAAATTAAACGGAACCGTTAAAGCTATCTAATTGAATAGTATTGAAAATATGGTGCCAGTCCCGGGCACCAAAAACGATTTCAGACCTCGCAGATCTGCGAGGTTTTCTTTTACGTCTTCGAAATTCTTGTTGTCGCATTTTAAATCCCATCTTTCTTAATTAACAATTAATTACAAATAGAGCAGGTAGCAGCATTTGCAAAAACTGATTTTTGAAGATAGAATTTCATTTCTCTGTTGCCCGGGTGGCGAAATTGGTAGACGCACTAGCTTCAGGTGCTAGCGCCTTCGCGGGCGTGCTGGTTCGAGTCCAGTCCCGGGCACCAGACCTACTTGTCATATCCCGTCAAGCCTCGTTTTTACGGGATTTTTTGTTGTCCGTTTTGGCATATCTCGTTATATTCAGGTTTAGATAACGGAAATTTAACGGAAACGCTAACGGAAATTCTCGAGGCGGATATGGCAGGAATAAGAAAAACTCCGTGCGGCACGTATGAAGTTTACGGATACAGACTTCAGGCGGACGGAAACAAACAGCGATTCTCAAAAACATTTAAAACACGTTCTGAGGCAAAACGCTTTGCGGCTGAGTTAGACATTAGCGCAGAAGAACGCTCTTCATCAATCACTCTGGCCGCGCTGATTGACGAATACATTAGCGAAGTCACTTGCCAGAAACGCTCCAAACGTACAGAAGAGATCCGACTGAGAAGGCTCCAGCGTGACAAGCTGGGGACTAAAGCTCTATCAACTTTCACAAAGCGGACGATTGAAAACTACATTGAACGCCGCCTTAACGAGCGCGCAAAAAACAGAGACACGAATGTGCTCCCGTCCACGGTCAATCGGGAGCTGACAATTCTCTCTGACGTTTTTCAATTCGCTATTAAAAACGAACTTACAGATGTGAACCCGTGCCGAGGCGTGGAGAAACCACGGGAGCCAGAGCACCGCGAGAGAGTTGCTTCAGACGAGGATATAGAGAAACTTTTGCAGGCTTGCGGATGGGACGGGAAAACCGTGCCAAAGAACAAAATGCAGTTGGCCGTGGCAGCGTTCCTTTTTAGTTGCCAAACGGGAATGCGAGCTGGTGAGCTTTTAAAGATTGAATATTCTTGGATAGGTGACAATGTGCTTCATGTTCCAGCAGAGGCTACAAAAACATTGTCAAGAAGAGACGTGGCCTTGTCTGCAAGAGCTCGGGAAATTCTTAAATTAGTTATGGAGCTCGAGTATGAACCACGTGTATTTGGCGGACTTAACGATCACAACAGAGATACGTTATTCCGAAAGGTGAGGGATAGGGCCGGTCTTGGCCCTGAGTACGATTCTCAAAACCGGCTGATAAAAGAGGGTCTGAATTTTCATGACGGCCGCGCAACTTTTGCGACGTGGGCCGCGTCGCCTGACCCTGAAACGGGGGCGCCCCGTTTAGATGTCCTGGCGCTTGCAAGACAAACGGGGCACAAAGATTTAAAGATGCTCCAAAGATATTACAGAGCGAGCGCTGAAGAAATTGCTAAGCGGCTGAAATAGCGAGCTTTGCACGGGCGTGCCTTTTGTTTTCCATATAGTCATCAATGTCTTTTGTGTACCAACGGTCACGCCCATTTTCCGAGAAGGCGTCAGGCTTAGGGAACTTCGGATCCTTCATTACTTCACGGGCGGCAGACGATCCAGGAGCAAAGCCAATTCTCACCTCAACCTCAGGTTTGCTTAGCGTGAGTTTTGTAGTTTTCTGAATCAGCTTTTCAGCAATCTGACTGGAGAGTTTATCGGCCACCATGCTGGACAATTTGTCATAGTCAATATCTGTCATTTTCGTCCCTCTGATGCTTCAATTCTTCCTATTTCTCGATGCAGTTTGTCCATACAAATCTTGTCGAACTCAGCTTTATCCTCAGGAGTGATCAACATCTGGAACTGTTCGAGCATGATGTGGACATCGGCGGCTTCCTCAACGATGTGGTGCCAATGCTCCGGAGACGGTTCCTCAAAATATTCGTCAAAGGCCGTATTCAATTCATCGACTTCTTCCGGCAATTTTTCGTACACCTGATGGTCATAGCCGTAGTGGTCCATGATTGCAATCAGGCACGAGTAAAACTCCACGGCATTAGTTAGCTTCATTGTTTTCCTCCTGGAGCACTTTGTTTACCTGCTCCTTCAGTTTGTTCTTCAGCTCCATGCTTGCCCCAATCTCTTTGTTGTCACGTTTTTCCATACAGCAGGCGCAGTCCAGATAAAAATAAACGAGGCGGATCATCAGCAGCGCCTCGTCTTTTGTGAGTTCAATTTTGCCCATCATTCATCCTTAAAGAAAACTAAAAAGAAACGGTTTGTTCCGGCTTTATTGGCCGACGGCTTCTTATCGCCAAAGACTGGCTGCCGTTCCAGTACGTAAAGGAGCTCGGCCAAAGAGACATCCTTGTCAGCCCACTTAAAGATCAATGTCCCGTTAGGCTTGAGCACACGCCAGGCCTCTTTGAAAATCCGCTTCATGTCTTCATGCCAGGCCTTCTCCAGAACGCCGTAACTTTTGGCCATGTCCGACGTTTTGCCGCAATTGATCAGGTGAGGAGGGTCGAGAATCACGAGATGGAACGAGTTATCGGGAAACTCGAGGTCCCTGGCGTCCATGATCTGATCCGGGTGAATCTCCAACTTTTTGTATTGCCGTGTCCAGTGTGTTTCATCGCGGATGTCCCCAAAGAGCACGGACTTATTGTTCTTGTCGAAATAGAACATTCTTGAGCCGCACATCGGATCGAGTATCGGTTTCATAATTGACTTCTCCATAAAAACAAAAACGCACTGATTTCTCAATGCGCTTTTGTTTGGCACCCTCGATTGAGAGTGCCGTATGGATTAAAAGGCTTATTTATTAACGGCCGGAATAGATGGGCAGTTCTCCGGACAAAAGCTCTTCCAGCTTCTGGACATGAGCTTCCATCGCCTTGGCAAATACTCTCTGCAGCTGTTGCAGTTCGTACCACAGCCGAAGCTCTCCGCCGCTTCGGTCAATCCTGTAACGGAGCTTGGCTCGAATGGTGTAGGCGGGGCCGTCTTCAAACACCGGAATGCCGATTAAGAACTCAGCAGGGACGCTTACGTGACCTTCTGAAACCGCTCCGGAAGGACTTTTTTCTGTGTAGACGAAAGAAGCCATTCCGTTTGCCAAAGAGACCTTGGATCCGAACGTTACGTTGCGGACATCGTTCAGGTTTGTGACGGCTTCAAGTACTTCTGCAGCACTTGGAGCCCGCTTTCCATCTCCCACAATGTCCGCGATGTGCTCGTCAAGAAACTCAGCAAATTCGATTTGTGACATCCGCTTCTTGTTATTGGAATTCCAATCTCCCCATTCAATGCTTTTTTCAGGTTCATATTTAGCAACCTGATCCCGCCAATTCGGCTGATCGCGTTTAATGTCGTTAAAAACCGCACTTGCCATGAATATCAGAGACTTAATGGACTTGGTCAGATAAAGATTTGTTGAATCAGTTTTGTAATCCTTGACATATTGGCAGAACGATTCAATGTCATTGAAGAGGAGGAAAAAGTTTTTGATCCTGGTAGGAGCCTGCAAGAGATCTTCTCTACCGGTTACTTCCCAGGAATGTCTGCCTACAGGTTTTGCCACCATGGGCACGCCTTCAACCTCAAAAACAAACGGCGCCTTTAAATCTGCTGGCGCCGGGATGCATTGAGCAAGTTCTTCTGTTGTGAACTCTTTCACTTCTTTCTTTTCATCCATAGGTTCCTCCATTAGTTAGTTGGATGATGAATTACGCCGTCGTCATCAATATCAATCGGCGCTCTTTCTGCTTTTCCGATCTCCGGGAATAAATCTCCCTGGCGGTCGAGATTGGAAACAAGTTCCATTTTTGAATTAACAAACAGGACAGACTGGCCTGCCTCTTGTGGGATCCGGGTTGTGATTTTGTCGGTAACAATCACAGCCTCAACCATTCCGCCGTTTTTGGTGTTTGGTTTGACGGTCAACTCGATAACGAGTTTTGCCGGTTTCCCTGTTTCGTAGACGGATTTGACGACCTGCTGCATGGCCTCAGTTGCTTCCATTGAGGCCGCGCCTCTGCGCAGTGTTGCAAAGGTAGTTTCAAAGGGTTTGCTCATTTATTTGCTCCATTAAAAAAGCCCTCCGAAGAGGGCACGTTATTTTTCAACTTTGTTACGAGCTTGTATTTTTTCAATCACGTGATTTGGAATAAGGAAACATCCTATTCCAGTGACCGCCAAGACATCGCCAAATTGTTTGTTGTAGAGATCAATCAAAGACTGTCTCCTGCTGCGCAGCCGCTTTATCTCACTGTTTATGGGGAAAATGATCTTGTTCCCTTTGGTCCTGGTTGCAAGAATCAACGGGCAATCTGAAATCTGCTTATCTAGCGTGGTCAATTCGATAAACAATTTTTTGCAATGGTATTCGGCCTGATTCAGTTTAATTTCAAGTCGTACTAACTCGACAAATTCAAGAACCTTGTCTTTCTCCCAATACTCTTTTTTCCCCAGGAATCGAGATTCTGGAAAGAAAGGGTTCTTTTTTATCTGCCAGAACTTTTTAGCAGGAAGCCCTAAGAGCTTGCAGAATTCATCTTTGTTATAGAGAGGTTGACGTTTATTCTTCATAGTTCTCTCCCAAGCCCTGCACTTGCAGGGCTCTTGGTTTAATGAATTGAGAAGGGAATACAGATCCTGATCATCGAGTACGCCTAGACTTATTTTCCAAAATCCTTCCTTGTTTTTGAACAGTCTGCCGATTGCTGTGTCGTCTAATTTCACGACATACAATTTTTCGCCTTTAGATTCGAATTTAATTTCGCTCATGCGGTGGCCTCCTGTGGAGCTTCAATAACCTCGCCATCTTCAATATTCTTGAAGTCTTCGACCGAGATGGCGTTGATGTCGATTACGTCGTTCGGGTCGATCTTTTCCCCGGCTTCCCGCTTAGCATCGACATTTGCAACTTGGAGGGCCTCGATGGAAACTGGGAGGTATTTGAAGAGGCGTCTGATAACCGTTTTCAGAGCCATCTGTTCAAAATACGTGTTCCAGATGTTCTTTGACTTGGCCTTGGCTTTGACTGCCTCAACTTCGGCGCGAGACATGACTTCAAATTGGTATCCGCCTCCGCGCAGATTTGCGACAGCGTAGACAAAAGTGATGGGCTTTTTAACGCGGTCAGCTTCACAACTCGGCACGTGATGAATGTCCGGATGCAATCCAAGCTGGTAGTTGAACTCGTCACCTTCGTGGACAGCAAAAGCTGAGAGGGACAAAACCTGTCCGGAGCGACGGGCCAAATCGATCATGCCGCGGTAGCCAAGAATTAACTGGCACTGATTTCCATAAGGAACTAGGTAGGCTTGGCCGAGGGCAGAACCAGGCTCAAGGCCAAGTTGTGCCGACTGCATGACAGCACCTAGGAATGAGGCTGGAGTGGTATTGAGAAGGGCTGGAGTTTTACGCAGTTCGGTCGCGGCAATTCTTGCCATTCTGTCCGGGCTTAAATGCTTTGGCACAGCGAGAGCCAGTTGTTTTTTGAACTGGTCGGACAGAACCTGCTGGACGATTGCCGGAGCTTTTGTCTTTGGTTTGGCTACTGGTGCAGAGGGTGCGCCGACTGCTGCGGCGAGTTGGTCGGATGTGGACATAATTTAATTCCTATGAAAAAGCCCCTCGAACTGGAGGGGCTGGGGTTGATTAAGAGTTACGGGAAATAAGTCAGAGGTACGCTCAGGGCAAAAAGAAAGCCACCGTGCGGGTGGCAGACGGATGATATCTCTCTTTCGTCAGAGGCCATATGTGCAAAATTTGCACATGCCACTTCTTGTATGAGCTCTCCTGAAGCTGACTTGGCAAAAAGGACAAAAATAAAGCCCGCTTGTGCAGGCTTGGAGGGAATTTGGCTCGGTTGATCCGGCTCAACCGAGAAAGCCTTTTCTTGTTGCACCGTACTGTAGTGCTCGAAGCGAATATTACACAAAACCGCTCTTTTTATCAGTAGAAACCCTGCTCATTTTGTGTAGCCATCAACCTAAAAGGTTACGCGCACACACGCATGACGCGAGTGGAGCTCTCTTTTAGATAGTCAAAGTAATCATTCAGGTGTTCCTGTTTGAAAGAGTCTGAGTC